GTGTAGGCTCTTTTCTAACCTTAGCTAGATCTTTTAAGAAATTGCTAATGCCTTTGTCACCTACTGTATTTTGATTATTTTCTTTTTGATAGTCTTGTGTTAATAGTGCTTTGCTATCAACTTCAAGATGTTCTGCATTTAGTTCTGCTTCAGCATCCTCTAAAGGACTGCGAACACGAATACGGTCGGCAGTAAGACCAGTTTGTTCTGACATGTAGCTAGTCAATACTGCACTAGTAGTCGGATATTCTAACTCAATATCAAAGATGTTAACTTGTGCATTTTCCATAGTAGGAAAATCAACTAGTTTAGCCTGTATTGGAGTAGTCTTAGTTTTTGTAAACTTAGCTACTTGATATTTTTGTAAAGCAGTTTCCATAACATCTTCGCAGTTCTCTGGAAGATCTCCGGCGATTTTAATTTTGAAAGAGTATTTTTTCTCTTCCTTGCTTTCCATTAAGTATTCTGTAAACGATTTCATAGATGTAATCCTGATGTATTATTTATTCATATTTTTTAGTTTTTCAATTAAACTATTGCGATCAGTGACAATAACACCTGTTCCCGTAACGTCAACTCCGCCATCTTCTTGTCCAGCATCTTGATCAAGTTTTTGTTTCTTAAGTTGTAATTCAATCATCTTAAGTTTCTTATCAATCTTGGCTGCTTTAGCATCGATTGCATTTTTTAACATACCGCCAGCAACTTCAAAAATACGGCCGCTGTATCGTGCTTCAACGTTCATACCTAGATCCATAAGGTCATCATAGGCATCCGTTGCTCTCTGTGCTAGTGCATCAAATTCTTCATCGCTAGCATCGCCTAGACCTTTAACTGCAGGCAGTGCTGCACTAATTTTATCAAATTCGCTCATGTCGCGAAGAAATGGTTGTGCTACTTCCGCAGCTTTTTCTTTCTCAGCTTTTTTGATAGTCTTTTTGCTTTCAGGCAAGTTTAAGATTTCTTCAAGTTTTTTCATAATATTACTTATCTCACTTTACCATTGTGGAATAAGTCTTGTTCGTTAAGCACTCTAAATTTTATACCTTGTTTAGAGCACCATTCGTGAGCAGCTCTCCACTTGACTTGGTTCTTTGCGTACTGCAATTGATTATGCTTGTTTTTTCCCACTTTTTCATAAAGTGTTTGATTTTGTGGCTTAACTTCAATTAGTTCAACTTGCATCCGACCCTTAGCATCTGCATATTGTATAAAGAAATCGGGCACATAAACAGTGCCTTTGCCTGTGAAAGGGTCTTTATAAGGAATTTTAATTGCTTCACTGGCCCATTTCATTATGCGAGGATCTTGATCACAAAATCGCATGAAGTGCCATTCCCAGCTGCTACGGTATGTTGGAGCTCGATTGCCTACATACTTGTCTGGGTTAGTTAGTGTAAATTTACCTTGAGCAAAGCGACTCATTATGGCCTAATATTTCGGCTTTCAATAGTTTCATCTGTTTGTATAATTCTGAAACCCAACGCCGAAGATTTTTCTCTATAGATGTTTAGAACTTCAGTTATTACTTGACTTAGCTGTGCATCTGTAAGTCCTTTTAATGTATCTAATAACTGAAATACTGGAATGTTTTCTATTCTAGATTGATTCAATAACACAATACTTGTGCTTTTTGCAGCTTCTTCGTCAAACCCGCGCTTTAAAAAATAGCCTAGTACTGCATCAATTTGATTACTAGGAAAAGTCACCTGATGTTGAAAATATCTATCAAAGAAACTTTTAACTTGGTCAGCACTATCATTGCTAGTGGCAGTTTTAGGTAAATTTATAGTAGTTGACATTATGGTCCTAAGTCCCTAGGTGTTGCAACAGTATTTGTAGTTCCGCCATTGTTAGTAGGGAATGAGAAATTAGTCAATCCGCTAATTGGTTGATTAACAATAGTACGTGCTCCAGTTACTGCTGCATTATAACTAATTCTACTTAGTTCATTTTTTGCACCAGCTGATGTAAGATTTTTTGCACTATTATATGTATTAATCGCCTGTGTGCCGGTTCTTAAAATATCGTTAATAGTCACACTACTCGGATCTGCTAGCATACTAGCTACTGAACCAAACACTGCTTCGGCGCCAGCCAATACCCCAGACTGACCAAAAAGCTGACTGCTCGTACCACCAGCTAACTTTATCGGACTTGGCAAAGTATCATAGTGATCAACACCAAATCCTGGAGGATTACCTTGGCTAACATATCCAGTGTCATATGCCACTGCTTCATATGCCACAGTCATTGATTGTTCAGCAGGAACGCTTGAACTATAATCTAATGCATCATGATTCCATGCTGTGATAATCGGATTGATCAAAGTATAACTGGCAAACTGTTTGTTGGCCATTTGATAGATTGTGATCTTTTGAAAGAACGGTACGCTGCTGTTATTATCAAATCCGTAGGGCGTTTTAATAAATGATGAGCCTGCCATTGCTGTTCTATTATATGCGCCTGCACGTTTTGCAACAGTAGAGTCTGCATAATAATAGGCAAAATAATTTTCCCATAGCTGACGAGTGACACCTAGTCTATCATCATGGAATGAAATGTTAATAGGAGAATACTCAACTTTTGATTGTACAATCTTTTTTCTGTTGTATTGATTAAGCGTTTCTGTAGCTATTGTAAATTTTGGCAACTCACATTTCTTAACCAACATGTTGATTTCGTTTCTATGACGATAATCAAAATTTAAACTTTTTAATGCTCTAGTGTCAATGCTAAACGACACATGATAATTAAACTTGCTTTTTGGCGCTAGTCTAAAATTATCATCAACATGTAGTCGTGCTGCATGACGAAAGTCCGCAACATTGCCTTTAGGATTGCTGATGTCAGTTATAAACTGACCAAATGATTTATCTGCCATAATAATATTTAGCCAATTAAATTAACTGGGCATATAATACACTCACAAAAAAAGCGACCGAAGTCGCTTTTTGTGCTTATTAATTAAATTAAGCTCCGGTTGCTAGACCACCTTCACGTGCGCCTAATCTACCTACGTTAATACCAACGCCTGTACCTTGAGCTGTTTGCTGTGCATTATCAAATTTAATTGTCAATGCAATAGTAGCAGCTTCGTTAGCATTGTATGCTACGTTGTTATAGTTAGCAGCCTTTAAGTAGCAGCCATATAGTTCCCATGTTTCTAAAACATTAGGAGTAAATGCACCATTACCACCATCTAAGATTTCACAAACTGTGACAAACTTATAATCGTTAGCACTGGCTGCAGATGACATTTCAAAGAAGTCAAATTGTTTCTGTAGTTGCTCGCCTACTAGTTTTGTCACATTACCGTTAGCGTCATCACGAATGTTTAGTGTAGCATCACTCCATGTGTGCTTACCAGCCATGAAGATCTTGCTGTTGTAAGTGTCAATTGGAATATCATCAAAAGTGATAGTTGGACGAGTGAAGTCTACTACCATTTTTGTGATTTCTGTAGTATTACCACCTACGCCAAAGTTTTGTAAAGTAACGCGGAAACGATACTTTAACTTTGGCATCAGCATACCCTGGTTTTGCGGTGCGCCTGCTAGCGGTACTGAAAATTTGTTTAGTGTTGCGATTGCCATATTTTATAGCTCCTGTATATTATTTATAGGATTAACCTAATGCGGCGATTTCGCCAGTATTCTTCAAGCGTAATGGAATGTAGATAAATTCAATTGCCTTAACTGGTTCAATTGCAATATCAATCCATAACTCATTACGGTCAATTCTTGAAGGTGTATTATTAGACTCATCGCAAACTACTACGTAATCATATAATGCACGTTGACCAACTAGTTCAAGCATCAAACCATCAACTGCGTTCTTGATCTGATCTCTTGTCACTTTGTCGTTTGGTTCAAAGATATATGGCTTAGCTAATGCACTTAGCTGTCTACGTAGATAAACAACTAAACGAGCTACGTTAATACGATCTAAGCTACTTGCTGCACGAGCACGTGTCTTTTGACCGTAGTTAACAAGTCCTGTACCTGTTAAGAATGTAATAGGATTAATCTTTGATTCGTACAATGTATCACGTTGACCATTGTTCAATGCAACTGATTTAAATTCGCCTTCGCCTGTAATATAACCAACTGCTGTTGCGTTAGTAATACCACCACGACGTACACCAGCTGGTGCAAACCATGGATAAGCAACTTGGTCGTTTAGAGCAATTGTTCTTAGAATCATGTGGCTTGGAGGAACAACTACGTTATTACCAAAGTTGTCACTGCTAAAGCCCCATGGATAGAACATACCCATGTATTCGTCGAAGCTAGCTGCACCGATGTCATTGTCTTCTAATGCACCGTTTAAGTTATTACCCCATGCTAGTAAACTTGTTGCGTCACTTGTTAAACGAGCAGGTGTATCACCAACAACGAATGCAGTTAAACCACGATCGTAGTTCAAGTTGACCAACTCGCCGATTAGTTCAGGATATCCTGGGCAAGCGATCAAGTTAAACACACGGCTTTCTTCGTCACGGATGTCTTGGTTGCTGTTAACAACTGCCTGTAGAGCTTGTACAACTACTGCACGTTGTGCCTTACGACCAAATGTACCAGAACCATCAGCTTGGTTAGCACTTTCTGTCACCCAACGATTTGGATAATATGCGCTCATTGAAACATTGTTCATACGGATGTTATCTTCAGCTGTGTTAACATAGTTTGTCACAAACTTCTTAACGTTGAAACCGCTACGGCGTAGGTTCCATAGCAACATACCTTTTGGATATAGTGCTGGATCTGGAGCATCGAAGTCTAAGAAGTCGCTTTCTAGCAATTCTAAAATTGTAGAATCTGGAGCTGTAGTAGCAGAACCACCATCTGCACCTGCACGAGCATCTGCAAACAA